GGGTAGTAGAATAGGCAAAGGAGTAGTCCCGTCTTCTTTCGTCAAACTATATCCGCCTCCCGCAAATAGCAACTTAGTGTTCTCAGGTATTCCTTTTCCGGTAACTACCATACCTGACACTAACACACCTGCTATCCCTGTTAGTACTACAACACTTCCTAATCCGGTAGTAGCATCCTTTACGGTAGCGCTCCCTACTTCATAGTTAGTGGTGGATATTTGTCCTATCTTAGATTCCGTACTTATCCTAGCTACTAGAGGATTAGATTCCGCTAGATAAATTTGGGGATAGTAATTTGGCTTAGGAGGGTTCGTAGGGTCATAATCAAATAGATCCTGTAAAGTTGATATTGTAGAAACCCTATCTGCCTCACGAGCCGGATAATATTGCCCATTTGCAACTCCTATATTGGTCGGATATGGCTCCGGAGCATAATTTATAGAGGTACTCATATTCTCTACTCTACCAAATAGTCCGATGGAACTCCTGTATTGTTTTTGGTCAGGCCCTACTCTATTTAAATCGCGAGGTACCTTATTTATGTTATCATTTATTAGCGATGTATGCGACGTATTGCCTATCTCTAGGGTTGTGTCTTCAGGATAAGAAGCCATTATACCCCCTAAATAAACATTATAATATTCCTGCCCTGTTTGTTTAACTACTATTTTATAAGTATACCATCCTAGAGGATTGTAGCCAAGGCTATTAACGTCGCCCTCATATATTCCCGGCCACCCCACCCCTTGATTCGGGGCTGCTGGACCTATCACGTCATTAAATAAAACTTTTAAGGATTCTCCCGTCCATTCATTTTGCTCTACTTCCTCTCCTATATATGGCAAATATATTGTTGACGCTTTAAAATTACCGGGGTATGGCCCCCCTAAGCCTCTATTATTGGACAATATTACAGTAGATTGTCTACCGTATCTATCAGAAAGTATAACCCCCACTTGGTAACTCCTATTTTGTTTTAGGGAGTGATTTGGATATTCCACTACACTTGTTCTATTAGAATCTTCAGAAGACGGATTGAAAGTTATTAACTCTGCTGCGGATATACCTCCCGTACTAATATCTGTAGTTATCTGGGTAGGAGGAGTTCCTGTTACTGTTACGACTGTGACTGTCTCAAGAGGCTCGTTTGCCCATCCCGTAATAGTACCGCCCACAATTATTGTTCCGTGAATATTAGAAATATTAACAGTAGTAGAGGAAGGCTGGCTGCCTACGGCCGTTGCGTCTCCTTTCATCAAATTCCAATCCGACTTTTCGGTTGTTGCTACATTATAATTCAATGAAGCAGGGGGGGTATGCTTATTCTGATAATTACCGTAAACAACTCTGTTACTGATTATTTCCTGGGCTAAAGCTTTAACTGGAGTCTTATCATAAACTCTTATTATTTCATCAGCAGGTAATGTTTTAATTGGCTTTATAGATCTGTAATTATAAACCCAGTGAGCCTCTTCCTGTATAGCGTCAGCTATTTGTATGGTCTCTACCACTTTGACAGCTAATCCATCAGACTCTTTGTATAGAATATCAATTTCCGCTATCTTCAAGTTATTGTCTATTCCGCTTCCTGGCGTAATTGTGTCAGGAAAAGGAAGCCTAAGTAATATATCGTCTACTTTATTTTCCATAAAAGAGACTACGGTACTCCTATAAGCGGATGTCTGATCATCTTTCCCAGGAATTCTATCAGCTTTCACATACATAAAATATCCGTCCTGCTTGGGTATAAAAGCAATCTGAGTGAACGGAGCGAATATAGAATATTCCCCATCATCAAATCTAAACCTATAGCTAAATCTTACGAATAAATCGTCTAAGTAGTTAGGATCCCCTACAAAATTCTCGTCGTAGTAAACATTAGGGTTGAATATTAATTCTGTTCCGTTTATAAATTCAGGCAAAGGCCCGTCCGCTGTAATCTCTACTATATTAGAGTCGGATCCGGGGGTGTCTACATCTGTTACCTTCGTTCCTGTGGATACCATCGCTCCTGCAGAATCTATATAAGATATGTCTGCTCCTGCTACTCCTGAGGGGTCATAAGGATTACCTGTTGAAAGTATATCTCCTTTCACTCCGTTTAAAACAACTATAGTCCCCCCTGCTGGGAAATAACCTGATATATTGGCTGATCCTCCGTTGGGAAAGTATTTACTAGTAACATCTACCATTGTGGTTTGGTAATCGCCTACTCCAGGCGATAGAGCAGGATTATCCACTGCCATTTCTGGTGTGATCTCTCTAAATAATTCTATAGCCTTATAAGGATTGTACTTTGCTACAGATATTTGGTCCTCGTTTACATAGTATGGAATTGACTGAGTTGCAAAATCTACATTTATTTTTCTTGGTTGGTTTCTGTTGTCCGTCCAGAACAGTAAATCCTCTAACAGATTAACGCCTGTTATAGGGTTTGTCTTTGAAAAATTCAAGAAGCTTCCTTCGACTAGTAGTTCTGATATCTTTTTAGTTATATCATACCTATATATATAATTATTTGCAGTTGGCTCATAAAAACCTATTGCTGGGTTATCATCTGTATAGTCGGTCAAGAAAACGTATATTCTATTATTAGTATCGTCGGCTAGTTGCCCTATGCAAAGAAGGTCGTTGTTGCCAGTCAGCTTAGCAAAATCCCCATTTTTAACAAGTTCATTTCCTAAGACATTCTCCAGAGATCCTACGTCCGCCCCCTCTGATCTGCTAACCTGAACATTTTGGGCATCTCTGTATTCTCCATTAGGCAATAGCCTAGCATCTAAATCTTTGTTTAACTTGCTTTTTACAAAAGTATTAGTAACTTTTCCCATTTAATTTTAGTGTTTGATCCATTTAGATTTACCTCTCATAACCTGCGAAATCTCCTCAAGTTTGATATTAGATAATCTTATTTTAGTATTCCTTAATTTTGCACTTTTCTCTCTGCGTAAACGTTGTACTAAATACTCCGGCTGATTAGCTCTCGTAGATACTATTGAATGCAACATATAAGCATATAGGGCTTCTTCTGCCAACTTAGGCACTTTAGTATCCAGATCAGTTGCTAAGCCATCAGAAACGTACTCTAAAACGATCAGCTGACCAACCATTCCGCTTGAAAAAGACATCTTTCCTTCTCTGTCGTTTAAATTGAACCACCCATTTGATTGTGCATATTGTGGATCCATACCGTAAAGTTTACCGTAGTCTCTGAATCCCCAGGATCCATCCCATCCGTAACCGTATCCCCAATTTTCTAAATTGTTATTTAACTCTGCATTCAGTAATGTTCCGTTAGCATTGTGCCATCTTTCTTGCGTGATTGAAGTTCCTTCTATATCATTACCGAAATTATCTTGCGTTGGTATTCCCGCAGCATCTTGAATTTGAGTATTAAAAGGGCTTGTTGTTAAATTGTTCGTAGGGTATATAACATGCTGTACTCCATAAGCGTCTATATAAGAGCACTTTACATAATTCACATAATCCTGAGGCAAAACCAAGGTTAGGCTTGGCGGAATTGTAAGCTCTGAAGATTTTATACTTTTTAGTGTATCGTAGCTAAACTCTTGTAATGCTCTTTTTGCGAAGAACAACACATCTGATTTTTTTGCTTTTTGAATTATCTTACCGTCTCCGACATATCCAACCATAAAGTTATCAATAGCATCTCCTAATTTAATGTAAGAATAACTACCATAATTATCTTCTACGGTTTGTCCATAAGCTTTTTGAGCTTCTGTCGCTCCATATTTCCCTCCAGTAAGTATTTTAAGTTGAACTATTATATATAATCCCGCCGCAGGAATATCTCCTGGCAAGAACGTTATTACATTATCAGTTAAGGAGTATTTATCGAAATATTCTAAGTAAGATCCTTCTAAGCCTGTTGTACTTGTATATATCTTAAAATTGTTTAAAGCATAATTAGGCTCTAGAGCATCCCAGTTACCAAGATATAAGTCTGTATTAAATGAGGTTGTGAAGCTTAAAGAGACTCCGTCACCTCGAAAGCCTTGTGCTCCCTCAAAATACTGTTGGCCTGTCTCAGTTATTAGTCCGTTATTAGTTGGTTGTATTGGCATTTTATATTAAGATTTTTCGTTGATTTCTGCTTTTTGAGCGGATTGAGAAGCTGCTTGAACAATTTCAGGATCTCTTATTATAATACCGCAATACTTTAATATCCCCATTATTAAAGGGGTCTGCTCCGATATATCTAACTCAAAATTAGTCGACAGGGGTTCACTGTATATATACTGGCCTAGTACTCCTACTGTAAAACGCCACGATGGAGGTAGAGGAGCTACTATACAATTTACTGTTAAAGAATCCGGTTCGGGGAACACCTTTATCAGAAGAGAAGGCGACTCTAAAGTAGCCGGATCATACGCCCCTGAAGTATAGCAAATTGGGTAACTATTAGATGGTTTAGTTAGCTTTGACCTTGTTATTTTAGCATAATCCTTCTTACTGGTTAGCTGAGTTACAGATTCAACATTAGGAGCAGTTGAAGTATAGGTAGACATAATATCTCCTAGTTTAAACAATTCCCTATTTCCGCTGTATTGGAACCCGTTTGCCCCAACAAAAATAAACGGTTGGTCGCTCTCAAAAGGATACAACTTGTAAGCTATGTCTTTAAACATGTTAAAGAATTCCGTATCATTATCTGAATTCGTTTGATTCTTACGGTTTAATTGATTACCATCTGGAAAATATGCTTGGAATATTTCATCTTGTACTTGAACGGCTAAACTATTAAACTCGGCAGGAGTTATATAACCTCGCTGCTCTTTATTTAGTATGTATAATACTGTTGTGTATACGCTGTTTATGTTTACTGCCATTTTATTTTTTTATTAATTGTAGTAGTTAGGCCACTTTTAACATGACCTATCTACTATAATATTACTTGTTTTTATAGTTTTTTATCTATAGACCTATAAATTTCTACTCCTTCATCTGTTTTTAAATAAGCAGCAAATGCTGAATAAGGATTTTCGTCAAATGGTACATTCATTAGTTTTCTATCGTTTGATCCCCATGTAAATATTCTTTGATCGGATGATAATTTTATAATACCTGCTTCCGATGCCCTAATCGCAAAGTTTCTTAAAACAACGTTTTCATCATTAGCTAAGTTAATAAACAAAGCTGGATTGCTTTTAGCAAATAACAGTATATCTCTTTTAAGTTCCTTAGAACTCATCGAGGTCACTTTAGAGCCTACTTCAACTCTTAATATAGCTTCCGCGTGATCGATGTCCATTCCTCTAGCTGCGTTTAAAGCATCTATCTGTAATACTAATACATCTAATTCATCTTCTGCTTCAGCAACTGCACTAAATTCTTCATATATTCTACCTTTTAAAGGGTGATACAAAGATAATAGCTTTTGTAAATTCTGTTTGTGCTTTGGCACTTTTAAGTCTCCATCATTAAATCTGATGTGACCTAATGTACATTCTCCTTTTTGTTCATCTACTAAAGGTGAATCTTGGTTTGTAGCATATCTTAATTCGTGTTGTTTACCTGTTTCAGGATTAAAGTAAAGCAAAGCATGCTTCCTTGTGTGTCTCCCCGGCACAGTTAAAGTCAACGGGTTTTTATTTCCCTTTAAGTAATATACTCTGTCTTTTATTTCCCATTTTGGTTTTACGGGTTCTGCAGCCTTTTTAGCTGTATTTTGTTGAGGTACAACTTTTGTATCCTCTATTGGTTGAGGAGCAACCTCTACTTTCTTTGCTGATTGTTTCTTTGTAGCCATAATATGATATAATATAAATGTTAAAATGTGTGACGATAGCCTACTACTATTAGTATATAAGAGCTAGTGTCACATAAAAGTAATAATTACCCCCGATGTCTACCGAGGGTAAGAATTACACTAATATTTGAATCTGTTAGATTCCTTTGAACAACACGAAGTTGTTAGCAGCTTGCGTTACTAAACATCTTTCAGATAAGAAGTTAACCTCCATAGCATCAAGAGTTGAAGTATACGCTCCTCCTGCAGAACCAGTCAACCAAGATTTCATACGTCTATCGTCAGCTTGTGAAGCTCTATAACGAACGTGTAAGAATGGTCTTCTAATATTTGTTCCTAAGATTTGATCGTAAACTGTAGAAGTCCCAGCAGGAACTAAAACACCTTCGACAGAATTAACACCATCAATACCTCCACGAGTAGAAGCATCATTTAAGTATTTCCAGTCTGTCTTATAAAAGTCGTAAGAACCTCTTCTAAATCCAGAGAATCCTAAGTTTAAAGCCATTTCTTCAGAATTTTCGAATAAACCGAAAGCAGTACCACCAGCAAATCCACCAGAGATAGCAGCTAACATATCATCAAAATCTAAAGACGTTTGTCTTTGTAAGAATAACATGTTCTCTTCAATAGCTCCTTGAGTATCAAGGTTCTTTAAGATAGCATCGAATTCGTCAAGTCCAGCAGCAGCTGTAAAACCAACTTCTACGTTTCCACGAGTTTGGATAGCAGCAAATAAACCTTGTGTTCCAGGGTTAGCAGCTAATGTACCAGCATTCTGGTTGTATTCACCTTCTACCATAGACATTTCTAAGTAGTCTTCAAAACGTAAGCGAGTTTCAGATTCAGCTTTTAAATACCATAAGTATCCAGATGTTCCATCTTCAGTTGCAACTTCTACCCATCCAATTTGTGCCATATCAGATCCAGATACAGTGTATTGGTTTCTGATGATCACAGGAGAGTTAGAATATTGTGTGAATGAAGGGTTAACCGATATTCTAGCATTTGCTCCGATAGTATCAGAACCTTTACTATAGTCAGAACCATAAACGAAGATCTTTAATCCAGCACCACCAGCACCACTAAAGAAAGTTACTCCAAGAGCATCTCCACTATAAGGTTGTACAGTTAAAGCACCAGTTCCAGCACCAGCTCCTGAAGCAGTTACTAAAGCTTTTGCTTCAGCTCCCGATGTAGGGTCTAATATAACGATAGTATCGTTTACAGATATAACATTAACAATTCCAGCCGCGACAGGGATTGTAAGAGCGTTAATACCTACCCCTGCAGCTAAGCTTACATTCTCATAAGAGATGTGTAATCTATTTTGCTCAGACCAAATTACTTGATCAGATGTCATTGGCATTTCAGCACCAACCATTCTTAAGAATCCAGATAAAGTTCTGTTTCCATAGCGCTCTACTTCTTGTTCGTAGATCTCAGGTAAGTATTGTTGTGCGAAATCATTTGCTCCGTTGTTAAACTGCAAATAATTTGATTGCAACAGTTGTTGCGATTGAGATGGGACAATTGACCCAAATTGAGGAGTTAAACTCATAATTTTTGTTTTTAGTTAAATTTTCTTGTTTTTATTTTTAATTTCGTAGAGTCCGCTCCGGACATTGCTTTAACTTTAAACCCATTAACAAAAACATCACCTTGTTGAGTTCTAGCTTTAGTACTCGTTAGATTCTTGGATTTGTTTAATACGTCTTTTACAGCATCGGCTTTTCCTTGCTCATAAAAATGAGAAGCGATCTTATCTACATTGTCAGCAGCATACATAGCTTTGTGATAACCTTTCGTATCAGTAACATTACCCTCTTTGTCTAGGAACTTCCCGACTAGGTTATTAATGTTCGATTGGCTTTCTGCAACTTTATCACGGTTCTGAATATTGTACTTATAACTTTTATCACCAACTTTTATATCGAAACCTTCGAAATTGTCGTCAAATAATTGTTTAGTACTTTCCTGGAACTGTGCATGTTGTTGCGTTGCTTGTTCTTGCTGCTTGGTATAGCGATTGAAAAAGTCAGTAGCTTTTTGTTGGTCTTGAGTAACGCCTGGTCTCAACTTGATCTCATCGTAATATTTACTCTTCGTCTCCTCTAAATAGCTTTTAGCTTTCGCAACTTCTTCCTTAAACGCAATTTTCTTCTTGCGTATATCTCGGTCTTCATCTATATCTTCGTCATAAACGAAATCTTCCAGAATCGAATCGATGTCTTCACCCTCTAAATAAGGTTTTTCTTTTTTGTAATATTCTTTTAATAGAGTAACGTCATCTACTGTTGAGTAGTCAGCATTTAATCTAGTATAATCTTCAATAGTTCCGCCAGTATCCTCCATAAAAGAAACTAATTTCTCTATGTTTTCCGGTAATGGTTTACCTAATACTTTTTCATCCCTTAAAGCTTCTTTGACTTCGGCTTTAACGACTGCAATCTTTTCTTCTATAACTTCTTTTATAGGAGCGAATGCTTCATCGGTTTTTTCCACTTCCCCTATCTTAATAGGCTCATCTTTTTCAATTTCCTCTTTAGGTATTACTACTTTAGTAATAGCATTAGGCAATTCAACTAAAGGTTCTTTCAAATTAACCTTAGTTATTCCGTCTGGAGCATCTACTAATTTCTTAGGTACTTTCTTCTTAATTTTGAATTCTCCTTCTTGTTTGATAGGAGCTTCTTCTGTTTTCTTTTTGTCCATGATATAATATAATTAAATAATTGTGTACTCTTTATATGAAAGGTTGGAAGCCTAAATCCGAGTTGTCCTCAAAATCTTTAGGTAAACTATCGTTTTGCCTTTGATTAATTAACTCACTCTGCTGTGTAGCTTCCATTTTACTACGTTTATCTTTACGATCCTCTATAGATGCCCCTTTTTGCTGTTGTGCTTGAACTTCTATTTGCTTAAGCTGCATATCATATTGGAACTGTTGCTCCATCTCTTGTGCTTTTAACTGCGCCGTGATTTGCATTCTCTGTATTTCCATTTGAGACTTAGCTTGCTCGAATTGAACCTTAGAACCTGCTATAGCTTCTTGTTTCTGTACTTCAGCCATTGCCGTCTTCTCCGCAGTATCCGCTTGCGATTGTCCTTGCGCCGCAATATTAGCCTGTTGGTTTGCTTGATCCTGTTTAGCTTTTTCCTTACGCTTAATCTTAAGCATCTGGTTAGCTAACTTAAGGTTTTTGATTTGTCTTAAATCAATTGCATCCTCTAAGTCTATACCTCCTTGGCTAATAGCTAATTGTATATTTTGCTCCAGCTGTGCTCTTTCTTCGTCATCCGGTTCTAATTCTAAGAATATACCAAAATCATGTAAATTAAGGTTTACTACCTCCTGAAGCGTTTTCGCATTATATGTAGATATAGAATTTCTTAAAGCATTTTCCGTTAAAGGGAATTCTAAAGCATCTGCTATCTTTAAAGACACGTTTTCAGCTAACTTTAATGTAACATATAAACTTGATTGCACGATATGTTTAGTAGCTACATTAGAAGCGTTAGCGGCCATCTTTTGTAATCCTACTAATGAATTTTTATCCATCGCACTACCATCCCTAGCCTCATTCAATCCAGTGACATCTCTTATCATTTGTAGATAATAGTTGTAT